ATCCGAGTCCGGTTTCTGGATCGGTCACGGTTTCGACTGCGAGGTAGCTTTCTCCACCGTCCTGCGGCTGGAGCTGGCGAACTGCAACTGCCATCGCGTCGGAGTGAGCGAGGAAGCCGATGATCGAGAGCGAGGCACCGATGGTGGTGAGGTTGGTCTGATACACATCCATGCCGAGAAGGCGTGGAATGCGAGCTTCGCGGATTCCTTCGCTGCCACCGTATTGGAAGGCTTGCGTGATGTTCGCATCGCTTTCAAGTTGGAAGTGCAGGTCTGGATTCGCAATGAGCGAGACTGCATCCATTGGCACTTGGCGATTGATGAGAGTCTTGCGTGCTGCGCGGATTTGAGCCAGTCCAGTTCCGCCGATGGTGACGGCAGTTGCGGCAGGGCTGCCGAAAGATGCCACGGTGAGTGCGTTGAACACGTTCTGCATACACTTGCGAGCAAGTGCGCGGCCTTGGTTGGCAGCGAAGTTGGCGATGTCAGCAGATCCGGAGGTGGCATACTGGATGTCGGTCAGGTCAACGCCAACAACTTGATGTTGATCGAGGTTGACTGTGATTGCGGCGATGGTGCCAGCTTCGGTTTCGTATGGGCTACCACTGTTGTTCGCATAGGCGAAGGTCGTGGAGTCCAGTGCGGAAACGCGAGGGATGATGATAGCGTCACCTTTGCGGCGAGCTTCATTGGAGTAACTGCGGGTGAAGGCAGAGAGAGGAAGAAGTCCAGCGGTGAATGCGCGGAGAACTTCTTGGACGTAGATTTTGTCAACGAATGTAGAGGCCATAGTGGTATTTGATTAAGAGTTGATTTGAGATTGTTCAGCAAGAATTGCCTTGCGGTTTGCTTCGTAAAAACGGGTTGCTTCTTCACCTTTCAGCTCTTTGAAAACCTCAAGGATGGAGAGGGTTTCTTGGTTGGTGACTGATACGGTGCCAAGATCAAGAGGTTCGCCGTGACCCATGCTCGCCAGCTTTTGCGCGGCGGCTGTGTCGATCTTCTCGGCGGTGATGATTGCGATCTCTTCCATCTCGGCGATCTTCGCTTCTAGTGCTGGCACTAGATCGGCTTTGATGCGCAGCTCGATGTTTTCAGCGGTAATCTCGGCGGCTTCTTGCAGCGCGAGTTCGGCGGCGTCGAGCTTTGCTTGGAACTCGGCAGCTTGTGCGCTGAGGTCAGCTTCAAGAGCAGCGATGCGCTCGATGGACTCTTCGGAAGATGGATTGGTGAGACGATTGAGGAAGCTCATGTGCGAAGATTCAGCTTTTTCTTGGCGAATGTCAACCTGCTCGCCGATGATCTCGTCAACAAAGCCGTTGGCGATGCTTTCTTTTGCGTTCATCCATGTCTCCCGCTTCATCATTGCGCGGATTTCTTCTTTATCCATTCCGGTTTTTCCGGCGTAGATTTCTGCGATGTTGTCGCTGATTCCGTCGAGTAGCTCGGCGGTCTTGCGGAGGGATTCCGCGTTGCCATGCGTGCCGCTCGATGCGTCGTGAATCATCATGCGACCATGCTTGACCATCGAAACCTTGTCACAGGCCATGCAAATGACGCTAGCCATGCTGGCGGCCATGCCGGTGATCGTAGCGTTGACGACAACGCCACGGTCTTGCAGAGATTTGATCTCTTGGTAGATGGTGTAACCATCGAACACGTTGCCGCCTGGGCTGTTGATTTCGAGTTCGAGAACGTCAACGGCGTTTTCCGCGCTGTTCATGATCTCGCCAAAGTCTGCACCTTCGGCAACGGCCTTCGCTCCGAAGAGTCGCCCGATCTCGTCGATCATGCGCTTGATGCTGTCCTGGGTGACTTGCTCATTGAGCTTCACCTTGCCGCCTTTGTTTTCGATTGTAATCATGGTTGGGATAGGGTTTCGTCTGGTTGCGGTTGCTCGCTGGCTGTCAAAAGTCGGATGCTGCGCGGGTCGATCTCTACGCCGTATTTTGCGTTCTTCTCGCGGATGCTGAGGATGGTTTTCGCGGCCTCTTCGGTGCGCTCGTCGATGCTTTCGTCCAAGTCCATCGACAGCTCACCGAGGATCGAGGTGGCGTTGATCAGTCCCTTGTCGTAGAGAGCCATCTTCTCCTTGAGGCTGCGTCCGTCGTCAATCGTGAGCTTCGGCGGGCGGGTGAATCCCCAGTTGAACCAGTCGGCAGATTGCGGGATGCGGTTGTTTTCCATCGCCCACGCAATCGCTTTGCGCACTCTCCACTTAGCGACTTTCTCAAGGATGGCTTGGCGATCCTCGACGAAGCGGCACGCTTTGCCGATGTCCTCGCGCTGCGCTGTGCCTTGCCCAGATGGTTTCCAAAGGGTTGCTGGCAAGCAGGCGCCGACCAGACATTGACGCGCCTGCATGTCGTAAAATTCATGCCACGGGTTGCCGGGGCGGAAGTTCTGATGCTGGGTGATCTTCTCACCTGCTCCGGCCTTGGCATACATGATGCGCCCGCCTTGCAGGAATTGCACGGCGAGGTTTCCGCAGTCGCCCGGAACGTATCCAGGCTCTTCCATGTCCGGTCCACCTGTCTCGTTCTCGACGGTGTAGTTGAGGCTCGACATCGAAAGTAGGTTCATCCGCTCCCACTCTTCGCTCTGCATGATGTCGCGGAGGTTGTTGAGGGAGTGCCAGAAAAGCGGTAGCCCCCGGCGTTGCTCCGGCCAGTAACGGTCAAAAACGTGGAGGATGAATTTCTTCTCGATGAACTGCTTGTGCTTGCCGTCAACGTCGCAAAGCGAATAGGCGACCGGGATTGATGTGCCGGGGAAATACACGATGCCGTCATACAGATCGTAGCCTGCATATTTGCCGGTCTTCTGGATGCCGTCATCCTTTTCACCGCTCGAAATCCGATGCGAGGGGATTTGCTGAATCTGAGGGTATCCGTTTTTCGTCTGCGTCGAATACTCGAAAACCTCGCCGTCGCGGTCGATGCTTACCGAGTCAACGAACATGTCAGATGTAAAGTCCGCGATGTCGCCGTCGATGTTGCAGATGGGATACCATTCATCTTTTAGCCAGAATTTCGCAGCATCTCCGAACTCCTTGTCCTTGCCTTTGTAGGTCGGCAGCCATGCGTTGCCTACCGCGTAAATCCCGATCTGGTTTGATGCGCCCACCATGAGCGGTGAGTTGAGATACAGCGTGCGGCTCGCGGATTGCAGCGTCTCGCGGTCGTATTTCGTGACGATCTTGTGCAGGTCACGAAGGTTCCGTGATTCGCTCGGCCTGTCGCCGCCGCCGAGGTTGGCGTGGCGCGAAGGCCTGCGCAGAAAGGATGAACTAGCGGCGTTTCCGTATTGGTCGAGTATCATAGAAATGCGGCTCTGGTGGTTCGGCTTCCGGCGGAATCGCGCTCAATCATACTCATCACGAGTTGAAGTATCTGTAAACGCTCGGCGGGTGTCGAGGTTGCTTTGCCGGAAAATGATTGGCCGTTGACTGTGGCAGATTCTACCTGAATCCCGCCGGTCGTAGATGTGATGGCAGTCGCGGCAGCCAGATATTCGGCTTTTTTCGCCTCAATCAACGTGGGGTTTCCACGGATCGCGCGAAAGACTGCCTGTGCTTGAGAGAAAGCCGATGCCATGCGGGAGGATTCACCGCATGGTGGCGAAAGTCAACTTTTGCAGGGTCACTCCATCTGGCTGAGGATCGCGTAAAGCTCTTTGCGCGTGAACTCCACGCCGTTGATGATTGCCCGGTGGCCGCGAATCTTCCACGGCCTGTCCACGGCTTCCTTCTTGTCGCTGGCGCGGTGGGATGCCTGCTGCACGAGAAAGGCTTTCTGCTCGCCCTCGGTGCGGATGCGTCCGGGGGCGAAGACCTGCGCGGCCTGCTCCTTGGTCATGTCCTTAGCCTTGACCAGCAGCACGTCCGTGCCGTCCTCGGTGTGGACGATCACCGGCACCGGCTCCTCGATGTATCGCTCTTGCAGCGAGTAGGGGAGGCGTTGCAGTTTGGCGAATCCCGGCGATGCAGTCAGCAGGAGCTGCGGGTGCAAGGTCTTGCGCCCCATCTGCTCGAACCGTCCGAGGATGCCAGCGTTGATCTGCGGGCATTGCTGGATGATGTAGTCGTAAACGTAGGGGTCTTGCTCGACCATCTGGACGAGGATTTCCCCTGCGGTGATCCACTCTTCCACGCCTCGGCGGAAGTGAGTGATGAATGCGTCGATTTGTGCCTGTTGGTTTGTCAGTGTTGTTGTCATGTTGTTTTCTGTTTTGGTTTTCCTATTGCTTCGGAAATCTGTTGTGCGGCTCCGGCCATTACGAAGAACTGGTCAGCGGCGGCTTGCTGGCGGTTGGCTTCGCGACGCTTGCGGTAATACTCCGCAAACTTATCAGGGTTGGCTGCGCGACGCTTGAGTCTTTGCTCCGCAATCTTATCACGGTTGGCTGCTGCCCACTTGCGGTAATACTCCCTATTATTCTCAGCGTTGGCTGCGCGATACTTGCGTTTTATCTGCGCAATCTTCTCAGGGTTGGCTGCGCGATACTTGCGTTGATACTCCGCAATCTTCTCACGGTTGGCTGCGGCATACTTGCGGTTTATCTGCGCAATCTTCTCAGGGTTGGCTTCTGCCCACTTGCGTTTCTCCTCCGCAAGCTTCTCAGCGTTGGCTGCGCGCCACTTGCGGTTCCTTTCCGCGATCTCAGGGTTGGCTGCGCGACGCTTGCGCTCTTTCTCCGCGATCTTCTCACGGTTGGCTGCGTAATACTTGCGGCGTTTCTCCGCAAGTTTCTCAGGGTTGGCTGCGCGACGCTTGCGTCCTTTTTCTGCAACCTTCTCACGGTTGGCTGCGTAATGCTTGCGGTGATACTCACGCTTTTTCTCCAGCCAAGCATCCTGCTGCTCGGGTGTCCATGAATCAAATGCTTTCGGCTTGGCCATGCGTTGAAACTAGGCAATGCCTAGGAGGTTGTAAAGACCTTTTTTCACTCCTCGCACCCATCGTCAGCAGCCTTCGCTAGTCCGCGCTCGAT